TCTGTTTTAGGTTCTTCTTGTTTTTTTGATAAATCGACTTTAATAATATCGTCTTTTATAAATTGTTTTGGTTTTCGTTTAATTTTAAACGTACCTTCTTGTTGTACTTGTTCTGACATAATATAATATAATAAAAATTAATAAATAGGTTATTGCGGTGTAAACTGCTCTAAACCAAATCCGCCTAAGTTATCATTACCAGCTGATTCAAAATCTGTAGGTAGTAAATCATTTTGACGTTGTTCAATCATTTTTGATTGTTGTGTTGCTTGTATTTTAGTTCTTTTATCTTTACGATCTTCTATAAATTGTTCTTTCTGTTTGTCTCTACCAATTTGAGCTTGAGCAAGTTGTAATTGATATTGAAACTCTTCAGCCATTAATTGTTTTTTAATCAACGCCTCTTGTTCCATTCTTTGTATTTCAAACTGTGATTTAGCTTGTTCTATTTGTATTTCTGTTTGAGCTAGAGCCTCTTGTTTTTGCACTTCATTTAAAGCTGCTTGCTCAGACTGTTGCATGTTTGCTTGTGCTTGAGCTTGTATTTGAGCTTGTTGAGCTGCTTGATCTTGTTCTTGTTTTTTAATTCTTCTAAATTTTAAAACTTGATTAGCTAACTGTAAGTTTTTAATTTCTCTAATATCTATAGCATCTTCTAAATATATTTGACCTGATTGTAAAGCCACTTGTATGTTTTGCTCTATCATTGCTTTTTCTTCGTCATCAGGTTCTAGCTCTAAATAAATTCCAAAATCATGAAGAGATAAATCTTTAACTTCTTCCAAAGTAGCAACATTAAATTGATTCAATGAATTTTTTAAAGCTTGATTAGTTAAATCAAACTCTAAAGCGTCAGCTATTCGTAAAGAAATATTTTCACAAGCTCTTAAGCTTAGATACAAACTAGCGTCTAAAATGTGTTTAGTTGCAATATTAGAAGCATTGGCAGCCATTTTTTGCAATCCGACTAAAGCGTCTTTGTCTGGTAAGCTACCATCTCTTGCTTCATTTAATCCAGTTACGTCTCTTATCATTTGTAAATAATACTGATACGTAGCTATAAGTGATTGTATTTTTCCGTTAGAACTAGAGGTTTGTAATTCTTGAATAGGTACTTTACCTCTATTAGGATCTCCATCTTGTGTTAGCGATCTACCAACTATAGAACCAGTTTGAAAATACATATTCAACGCTTCCTGTGGATTATAGTTAGTGCCATTACCTAAATCAACCTCTGCTAAACCGTCAACATCAACAAATACACCATCTGGAACCATACGTTGTATTACTTGTTGTAATTTTAACGATGTTAATTGTATCATATCGGCAAAACTCGTAATACGACTCACTAAAGATTCAATACGACCTTGATATAGGTTAGGTGCACATATAACATAATTCATGTTTACCTTAGTTAAATCACTTTTTGGTCTTGTCATATTTTCAGCTAACTTCCACTCTAACATCTGCGGAACGCCCATAACTTTCGCACCACTAAATAAAACTTCTATGCTTCTAGAAACTCTATCAAAGTTGTCACTTTCAGGTGGATTAAATGTGTCTGGTTTTTCTAACGTTTTTTCTAGTCCAGTATCTGTTTGTTTTATTTTAAATACTTGGTCAATAAATGTTTTATATTCAAAAAATAATATTTGAACTAAATCATTATCATAATTAGGATTAGCTATATACCCATCACGACCTGGGTATTTAACCATTTTTTCTAATTCTTTATCTGTAAGATATGGGAACTTCTTTTTTATTTCAGCTAAAGTCATTGACTTTATTTCACCTACATAGTATACGTCTTCAAAATTAGGATCATTAGTGTAAGAATAAACTAAATTAGCAGGATCCACATATTCAACAGTTACTCCTTCTGCTTTATTAAAACTTGTTTTAACAGCACCAATACCTATAGTAACTATATCTTCAACTATTCTTTTTTTAGTTAATTGATATTTATTAAAGGCTAAAGTGTTGTTTATAGCTTCTTCTTCAGCAATTTCTACAGACTGTTTATAATCTAACTGCATATAAACCTCTAACTCTTTAATGTTTGAAGGTAGATTATCTTTTTCGTTACTTTGAGAAAAATCCATGCCTAATTCTTGTTGGGCTGTGGCTATAAACTCTTGATTCTGCATGTCTGACAAAAGCTTAAAAGCATAATTTGTTCTGGCTTGCAAAGATACAGGATCTTGAGCATAAGCTTTTAAATCATAATTTTTAGAAGCTATACCATTTACAACAATATCAACAAACTTTGGTACTATTGGAACTGGCTTCCAGTCTAAATTTAAATAAGACAAATCACCATTAATAGATAATTCATCTTTATATTTTTGTACACTCTGCTCTCCACGAGCGTATAATCTTAAGTTGTGAAACTGCTGATAACCTGTATTCCATCTACTACCATTTACTCTACCACCTCTAAACCACTCATACTCAATAGCTTGCCCGACTAATAATCCATATTCTAAAGTTCTCTTTTCCTCTTCAGATACCATCTGATCAGGAAACGCACTATTAACACCAGTGTTTAATTTCATCTATTAATTATTTTTGATTCATTACCTCTATTATCATACTTAGAAAAGTTTAAATTTACAGGTTCTTTTATAACTTCAGCAACGGGTCTATATTTATTTTTATTACAAGCCATTATGGCTAAGCCAGAACTAATTGAAGCATCGTGTTTAGTTCTATTGTTTATATCAAAAGCAGCCCAGTCCTCTAATGTTCTTTGAAAATACATTGTTCCATACTGTTCATTGTTATAACCAATAAACATTTCTATATAAGCTTCAATAGCTGCTGCGTGAGCTTGTTTAACATCTTCACTTGAATTAGGTATACCACCTATCTCTTTTTCTGTTACAGATAATTTATGCATTGTTTTATCTGGTCTATTCATAGAGTAACCTCTATAACCTCTTCTTTTAAAATGATATAATAGTCTAGGTTTATTATTCTCTGCTAATATAGGCATGCCATAAAATATGCAAGCCATAAGTACATCTTCAAAAAATATCTCAGCAGTTTGAGGTCTAGCTATATATTCTAAAAATAATAAGTTAGGTGGAGCGTCATCCATACTAAACTTAGTTAAACCATGTAATGAACCTTTAGAACCTCTACCATCAACTGTTCCTGATATATCATAACTGTCACAACCAAATGCTCCCATGTGTTCATTGCCAGGAAATTTTCTACCATTTTTAACAAGAACTCTATTTTGTTGGTCTTTGTTTGGTACCCATGAAACATAAAACCTACCTTGATTACTTGGAACAAACATAACGCTTGTATCTTTAATCCCATCTTCCCATTGAAAATTACCCTGCGTAACAACGTTAGAGTGTTTTAAATCTTCATTGTAATCTATTTGTTCATAGATCTTTGTAAGATTAAACAGTGATTGTTTTGTTTCATCTCTGAATGCATGCTTCTCTGTACGTGGAAATTGTCTATACAATTCATTAAGTGCATCAGGATCATTCTTAAGGCCATCTACTTCATTCTCCCAGTGTTCTATTACACCTATTTCAATTGGGAAGCCATCAGGTCCCTTCTTTTTTTCCGTGGGTGTCTCAAAGACAGGTAATCCATAAGAATCAATGTATCCCTCGTAGTTCCATTCCATAGGTATGAACAGGCTATATAATCCCGAGCTAGTCTGCCCATTGCGGTTTCTTCTGGTAACGTTTGAGTCATCATATAATTTTTTGTAATTTCTACCGCCTTTGTCAAGAGCATTGCTCGTTGATCCCATCATACACTTACCTATAATTCTAGAACCTAGTCGTAAACAAGTTTTTGTAACCCTCCAGTTGTTTAATATATTGTCAGGTTTTTCCCACTTACCAGATTCATCGTGTACAAGTAGTTTTAATTTTTCACCATCATAACTGTTGTCACCTGTATTTTTCCAGTCAATAGTTGTATCTAATCCTTCTAATTCCTCTAGCTGTTCATTGCTATCTAGTTTACGTCTTGTAAATCTACTAGCTGGAACTCTGTAAGCAAGTTCTGTTTTTGGCCGATCCATACCGTCTTGAATTGGCTTGAAGAAAAACGGGTAGTTGACGGAAATGGGTACGATTTTATCGGTAAACATTTTCTTCGCATCAGCCCCAGACTTTGATAAGACACCGTATCTAGCATCACTAGAGATAGTGGCAAGGTTGACTGTTTCGCCAGATGCCATGAATGAAAAACCAGACCGTCTGTTTTTGAGGTAGCACATTCCGTAGCAACGTGTATCTGCTTTACAAGCTTCCCAGAATATATAGAATAATCTGTTTGCTTCCCTAAAAT